GGGGGGTGGTGAATGGTGAGCGAGACCATGAACGGCGAGGGGGGTAAAACGAAGCTTCGGCTTGGTGCCATTGATTAGTTGGTGATCGAACAAAAATAAATACGTATCATCAACGCCTTCTAGGGCGTTTTTTAGTAGGTTAAACCGAAAACGTAGGTTTATAATGAGTGGTGGTAGCAATACCGCAATTGTACAGACAAGCGACGGGCGTTAACGACCGACGAACTAAGGGGAAACTTTTAGTAGTAGAATTGTACTCTGGTTCAGTTATTCCAAATAGCTGATTCCAGGGAACAATTCTGCGCTCAAAACGTCACTCCCTCTAAACTGAATGGAAAACCGTAACCCGTCAAGTCAAAACCAACATTAAAATCAAGAAAGTTGATGATTTGAAATGCTTGATTTAAAAAATTGTGAGATTGCTTTTACCGGTCGCTTAACAACCATGACTCGGCAACAAGCTTTTAGCTTGGCGCAAGTCTTGGGGGCAAAGCCACAAAATTGGGTGACGAAACAGACGGATTATTTAGTGGTGGGGTTAATTGAGACGGTTTTAGGTGAGGAGCCGATCACAAAAAAGTTATTGACGGGAACCCCAACGATTTCAGAACGGGATTTTTTGGACTGGTGTCAGGCACGATTGGCACAATGGTCTAGGAGTTTAGACGGTTAACTTCACAAAGTGGCTTTCCTGATTTTTCGGGCGATTTTCACCTAGACCAATCCTCCTCCACCGCTTTTCACAAACGAAAAATAACGGAATGTTGTTTTATTATTAGTAGCGGAGAAAACTCGTTACTTTAGTGACGAGATGAATCCGTAACTCTTTTTTGTATTTTGGTATAATTAGAATTAAAGGTGGTGAATTAGATGGTTCTAAAAGGTATTAAGTTAAGAATCTATCCCAATCAAGAACAGCAAACACAAATTAAAATGAATTTTGGATATAACCGTTTTGTTTGGAATAAGATGTTAAATATGATGATCAAGCGATATGAGAATAATCCAGAGGCACCATTCCTAAATGCTTTTGCATTAAACAATCTACTGCCTAGTTTGAAAATTGAATACCCTTGGCTCAAAAAAGCTGAAAGTACCAGTCTTCAAGCAACCAACCACGATCTAGTTGAATCCTATAAAAAGTTCTTTAAAGAGCATAGCGGTTTCCCCAAGTTCAAGTCCCGTAAATTTCCGAAGCAAAGCTATACTTCAAAAATGGGTATTCAACTAATAAACGAACATCAAATAAAGTTGCCAAAACTAGGATTAATGAGATTCAAATGTGGTCAAATCAAATTCGGAAAAATTAAAAACGTTACAATCCGTCTTTCTTCCGCTGGCAAGTTCTATGCAATCTTGTTGGTAGATACTGACATTGCTGAATTAGTCAAAACAAACCATTTCGTAGGTATTGATATGGGTGTTGCAGACTTGATGATTACCAGTGATGGAGTTAAATATCCAACTATTCGCTTTGATAAAGCACTATCTCGAAAGAAACATTACTGGGAAAAGCGTTTAGCACGTAGAAGATTACAAGCCATGAAAGAAATTGCTTGGGATCATCACAACAAAGTAGCTGAACCACGAGAATTGTCTGATTTCAGTAACTACCTAAAAGCTAAACATATGGTTGCCAAATACAGTGAAAAGATTACTAATCAGCGCAATAATTATCTGCATAATTTAACCAAACAATTGGTAGAACAATACGATGTGATTAAAATTGAAGATTTGAAAACCAAGAATCTTCTACGTAATCACAAACTTGCTCGTGCAATTGCTAATCAGTCATGGCGAGAACTACGTTCTCAGCTTGAATACAAATGTGAGTGGTATGGAAAACAGTTAGTCACTGTAAATCCACGAAAAACCTCTCAAATATGCTCTGATTGCGGCTATGATGACGGTAAGCATACATTGGATATTCGCCAATGGACTTGTCCTAAGTGCGGTGTTCAACACGACCGTGATATTAATGCTGCAAAGAATATATTAAGTGCTTAACTAGACTATCTAGGCTCGGAACGAGCCGTGGTAAATAGCTGTAACCTCTGCACGTAGTGCTAGACACTAATGTGTAAGTCAGCAGTGTTCCCAGAAGATCGGTCATTCATGGCCGAGTAGTTCACTAGGTTTGCTTGTTCTCTACTACTGTTAGTAACTTAATGGAAACGTTCTTCTTTCTATTCTTATTGACATTATATTAAATAGATGTTACTCTACATTAAGAGATTTCTTTAGAGTTGGTTTTCTTCCTTCTTTGAAGATTGAGCGCTCCTTCAAGCAGGGCGCTCTTTTTTGTTACAAATATTTCATCTTCATTGCTTTTTTGCTACATATAAGATATAATTGTCCCTGCATAGATGAATCCTTGATTTCTTCCCTTCCGCTGACCTGTTGAAGGGTTTTTTTATGGATTTTTTTACAAATGTGAATTTTTTGTGAACTTCTTAAAGTTTTATTTTGGCATAATAGACATCGTATGTTATAATCTTTGTTAGCAAGAATGATTGTGGACATTTACATAATGTTTTTGCTAATAAAGAAATTACAGGAGGTTTTCATCTATGCGTTCATCATTCGCAAAGTCTATTTATGTAGGCGCTGCAGTGTTAGGTTTAGCTGGTCTTTCAGCTGTTACTACCACTACTGCAAGTGCTAAGAGCTATGCAACTGCCGGTGCTTACACCGCTCTTGCAGACAAGAGTCAAAATGTTACTGTAACTGGTACTAATGCCATTTACTCAAAGCCAGGTACTGTTAAGGGTGCCAAGGTCGTTGCTTCTAAGAAGACAGTTGCTAAGTTAGCTGCTTCTAAGAAGTCTAGCGACACTTTCTACGCATACGGTACTAAGACTACTAACCGTGGTTCCGTATACTACAAGATCGTTACTATGAACAAGAAGTACCGTGGTTACATCTACGGTGGTAAGACTGCCGGCACTTTTGCTGGTGGTATTAAGACCACTGAAACTATGACCAAGGCTACTATGCCTAAGGAAACCACAGTTTACTTTGCAAATCCTGGTACTACTAATGTTACTTGGACTGCACCAAAGAATACTGATATTAACGCAAAGAAGAACGTTGTTAATACGACTCCATTTGCTGGTGATAAGTTAACGATTACTGATGCAGCTACTAAGACAAAAGAAGGTAGCTTATACTACTATGTTAAGGATGCTACTCATCCTTCAGTTAGTGGCTGGATCTACAGTGGCGCTGTTACTTCTGATTCGTCAGTCGCTTACAATCAAGCTACTGATGTTAAGGTTAACTTTGTAAGTCCTGAGGGTACTGCTGTTGCATCATCTACTTTACAAAAGCTTACCGAAAACAATGCAGCCAACACTGGTATTTCTAATCCAGCTGTAGCTGCAAATGCTAAGGGTACACAAGTTGGTTTTGATGCTAAAAATAAGGCAACCAATGCTTGGGGTAAGGCCGCATTAACTGGTACTGGCTATGTTTACTCCTCAGAGACTGCAAGTAACTTGTCTGCACTTCTTGGTGCCAAGACCGGTGATACGATCACTTTGACGGTTACTAAGGGTACACAAGTTGTTCAAGGAATTTCTGCTTACTACCAAAAGGGTACTAAGGTTACTCCATTAGTTGCTAAAGGTACAAAGGATGCAAATGGTGTTGCTTTGAACTACCAAGTAACGTTCCCTACTTTGGGTGCTGCATTTGCTGGTTCTGAAGGTGCTACTTACACTGCTACTGATGTTCAAAGCTTCTTGACTACTAATAAGGCCGACACTTTGAACTCAGCTGATTACGCTAAGGATGATAAGGGTAACTTGGTTGATCCTAGCGATTCTAAGGCTGTTAAGGATTCTGATGGTAAGGTTGTTGTATACCACACCACTTACACGTTAACTTCTGGTGTTGCTGGTACCTATACTGCTAGTGGTAAGGCTTCTGCCTTCTACAACACTGCTAAGGAAGTTAAGGGTTCTGCTACTACTACTAATACTGGTGCCGTTAGCGTCTTCGGTTAATAGTAAATATTAATTTATAGTAAGAAAGCCTGAATTTTTAGATTCAGGCTTTTTTTATATTCAACTTGATTATATAATTTTGTATACGTAATACGGCAGTAGGCATCTGGCTGAACAGTGTGCGATCCATGGTATTTGCATATTTTTTGATGATATAAAACATCCTTTTAAATAAATTCCAGATCCATTAGGGATTCTTCCAAGCTATCAATGGTTTCATTGCGTTCCATATAATCAACCCAGCCATCATAAGATTTTCGCTGACGGGGCTTCATGGCTGAACTCAATTTGGCTTGGATATTGCTAATGAATTTAATGACAGCACTGCTGGTCTCATTTTTAATGCGCAGGCTACTCCACTTTTTATTGGTGGGGCGGTCTGCGTTTTGTTCGTTTAAGAACGCAGCATATTTATCTCGAAAATTATCGACAATCTGACTGTTTGCTTCTAAATATTCTTCTAATTCAAACGTTGTCATAATAGCAACCTCCATATTTAAGTTGTGAATCAACTGATTACATAGGACTCGGACCTATGATCAACCACCCGGCTAATCAAACGTATGTTCTTTTGAAGTTCTAAGAGAAGTCCCCATATAGGGGACTTAAAGGATTACAATACCCTTTATTTTGAAACTTTCATTTTCAGTGACATCCATTGGCGCATATTCAGGGTTCAGGCTGATCAATTGGCATTCATAACTATTTCGATGGTATTTTTTAACGTATGCTTTTCCATCTACGTATGCAATAATAATTTGGCCATTAAATGCTTCTTCGGCATATTTAACAAAAATTATTTGCTGATCAGTAAATAATGGTTTCATTGAATCGCCGTTAACTTGTAAAGCATAATCGTAATCAGGAATTATACCGGTGTAATCAACTTCTGTTGCATCATCTTGTAACTCCTCACCAGTACCAGCAGATACGGCGCCGAGAAGCTTAATTCGAGTCCTAGGTATATGAATGACATTGCTGTTTTGCTCTTTTAGCTGCCTATTAGCATAATCATAGACGTTTTGTTGACGATCTGATGTTAGGTCAGACACTATATTGCTTATCTTTTCAGGTAAACTTCCGTTAGAAAGCCCCATTAATTCAGCAAGGGAAACATGCAAAGCACTTGCAACATGCGCAACCACTTCAATTGGTAGTTTTTCTATATCGCCTTTTTCATATCTGAATATTGTAGACCTAGAAACACCAATGGCTTCTGCAAGCACGTCGGCACTTATGCCTTTTTGTTTGCGAATATTTTTCATTCTTTCGCCAACATTCATTTACAATCCCCTCCTTAATATGATGGTTTTAGTATACCATGTTGTTGCAAAAACGCAACAACAAAAAGTCGCGTTTTTGCGATTTCCCTATTGCTTTTTGCAAAGATAAGCATTATAATTTATTCATCGAGTTGCAACAATGCGACTAGAAAGGAGAGACTACCTATATGTTAGATATTAAAATTGATCGTCTAAAAGGGCTGATGGTTGAACGGCACGTAACTCACGAATCATTGTCAATGGCTTTAGGAATTAACCGGAGCACTTTATCTAGAAAATTAAAAGATGGTGGAAACAAGTTCACAATTAACGAAATCAAAAAAATGCAAAGTTTTATTCCTCTTACAAATGAAGAGGTAGTTGACATTTTTTTAACAGAAAAAGTCGCATTAACGCGACCTAAGCAACCAGCATAGAAAGGAATGAACCACATGAACGACTTAGTAATCATGAAAGACCAACAAGCAGTTACTAGCAGCTTGCAGGTAGCAGACACCTTCGGCAAGCAGCACAAGCATGTTCTTGAATCAATTGACAAACTGGCGGCCGAAAATCCGGCCACGAAATCCATGTTTGCCACAGGTGCTTATGAGAATCGTGGTAAGCAATATCCAATGTATTACATGAACCGCGACGGATTTACCTTGTTAGCAATGAGCTTCACAGGAGACAAGGCACTGCAATTTAAACTTCAGTACATTAAAGCGTTCAACGAGATGGAACAGCAAGTTAAATTCCAAGTTCCATCTACGTTGCCAGAAGCATTACGTTTGGCTGCTGATCAAGCGGAAAAAATTTCAGTGCTGCAGCCTAAAGCAGACTACACCGACAAGATGTTAGCTAATCCGGGATTGGAAACAACATCGGTAATCGCTAAGAACTACGGCTACTCAACGCGTGAATTTAACAAACTGCTGCACGGCTTAGGCATTCAATACAAGCAAGGCAAAACATGGCTACTGTATGCCAAGTATCAGAATCAAGGCTACACACACGTTGAACCATTTCCGTATAAGGACAGTAAAGGACTGGAACAAGTTCGTAACACCATGAAGTGGACGCAAAAAGGGCAGCGTTTCCTGTATGACTTTCTCGAATCAAGGGGAATCATGCCTAAAGTTGAGCAGACAGCATAAGGGAGGTGAGTTGATGAGAAAGTACGAAGTAATTCATTTCTACAAAGCTGGTGGATTTAATCACCTAGTAAATGTATCAGTTGACGCCAACTTGTTTGCAGCAGTCACCTTTACAAACGCTGAAATGAAGAAAATTGTACAAAAATACCCACTAGCAAAAGACAATCTTTTCGCGCTAGTGGATGGAGTGGAAATCAAGCTAAAGAATTAGAGACCAAGCTTTGTCTCAATTAGTTTAGCCGCTAGTGAACTGATAATGCTGAGCGAAGCATTTCCAACTTTCGAGAAAACAGTGGCTTTTGTCTCTTTCCAAATACCATCGTCACGAATGTTGTCTAGGTATTCATGACCTTTCCATGTCAGTTTGTTGACTTGATTGATGACAATCGCACCACCTTGAATAACTGCACCACCGTCAAGCAAATTAGCTTCACCTAATTGTGCGACACAGTAGATAATTTCTGCCTCGGTCCACTTACTCTTCAGGTCGTCAATGAGTTCATCAGTATAACGCGGGTTACCAACGGGAACATTACTTTCGACCCAAATCAAGATGGCTCTAACACAATCGTGATCAAGTTTCATTTTCATCACCTCGATCAATTGGAATAACTCAAGTATACAACGGAAAGGAATGGCTATATATGTACGAAGTTTACCTGCTAGTTGGCTTTCTAGCCTTCTGGCTAACAGTAATTGTGTTGATTGCCTCAGCTGGTTATCAGCTACGTAAGTCAGTGGTACGTGCCGGCGGATGGACACCATTTTGGAAAAACTTCTTTGGAATGGAGGATCAACATGAAAATTAATGTTGGTGACAAGGTAAGTTACGAAGATACGTATGCCGCAGGTGTCAAGATGGTGTCTGCTGGTGTTGGCAAAGTAGTAGAACTCAAGCCGGACGTTTACGGAAAGTCGAATAAGCAAATTGCTGTTATTAAGCAGCGTGGCCATGAGCCATTTGAAATGTTTACTAGCGGATTGGAGGTCGTCGATCGATGAAATTATGGCACAAAAAAAGAGTCCCGGGGTACTGCCCAGAACTCACCGAAAGATTACATGAATCAAGCATTTTCAGTATGAATTCTACACTGAAAAAGGGGCGTTGGCAATGGATTTAGACGGAACAACCGCGGAATATGACCGAAAATTTGCTACGCCTGTGGTCACGCACATTAATCAGACTGACGAGGAACAAGCGATCTTAGAGCATAACGCCCACGTTGAGGCGCTGGAAACATATGCAATGGAACTGCGCAAATACTTTGAAAATAGTGAGGACGAAAAGTATAAGCGGTATTTGGCATTGAAAATCGACCGCACTAATCAGCGATTGGAACAGCTACGAACGGAGGATACAAAATGAAATTAGCTGAAATAATTGGCGAAAACTTACGTGTATTGATGGCTGTAAAGCAAGTAACCGTAAGCAAATTACACCAAGAGACCAACATATCAAGATCAACCCTAGCAACGATTAAATCAGGGAAGTTCAAGATGATTCAAACAAGAATTTTGGAAACACTCGCTAATTATTTCGAAGTGCCCGTTGCTCAGCTAGTTACACCATTTGAGGAGGAATAGGCATGGCAAAAACCGCGTTAGAACTCTACCGACGTTACGAGCTTTTAAACGATCTGATGGGTAGCAAAATCAGCAAATACAAAGACGAGATCGACTATGAAATAGATAAAAAGGCATTTGAGCAAGATAAGACACTGGTTATAGCTCGTCAGCAGGCACTGCAAGCAGAAGTTGATGAAGCGTATGGCGAGTTCTTATCCGCTATGGACGGTCATGAATCCTTAGATGGTGTCGATCGGATTCGACATGATCCCTTTAAGAAAAACAGTTGGCAAGTTAAAGCTAAACTAACCCGCGCCAAGATTGGCAAGCTTCCGGACGGGTCTGTATTACAGCAAGCGGTGCAAGAGTACCGTGAGCTTAATGAGTCGAAAGTTAAGCAAATGCTGGCTAATGGTGAAATCGCTAAGAGCGGTGATCATATTGTTGGGCCCAGCAATGAGAATCTGGATGACTATATTTCCGTTGAAATCAAGCCAGACGAATTTGAAGAAACTAACTCAAAATAAGTAGGAGGAAGTCATGGAAAAAAGTGAATCAATTAAAAACTTGGCCACCAGTATGGCACAATTCCGTAAGAATTTACTCAAAGCACAACCAAGTAAAGATGGAAAAAGTCATTATGGGAACTATGTAACTTTGGAAGACCTAACCGCTGCAGTAGATGGGGCGTTGCCAGAGTCGTTAGGTTATACGCAGGAAGCAACCAGCGATCCTAATGGTGTCTCTATTACGACTATGCTGTTTGATGCTAGTGGCGAGTACATTATTTACAATCCACTTAGCATGCCAGTACAGCGTAAAGACGCGCAGGCATTCGGCTCTGCTGAAACTTATGCACGACGATATAGCTTATCAGCAGCGTTCGGCGTATCCGCTTCTAAAGATGACGATGGACAACAAGCAACTAAAGCGGCTCCTAACAACCGTACGGCACAACAACCAGCTCATAGAAATAACGGGACACAACAAAACAATCGTCAACCCCTGCCTGTAACTAAACAGCAGGCCACAACACTTAATGGATTGTTTGAGGCAATGAGTAAGGCAGCAAGCGCCCCAATTGAAGCTGTTAGAAACGGTTATCTGGAAAAATTTAACGTTAGCCAGGTCAACGATTTGACGCATGATGGTGCTAACCAACTGATCAGCCTAGTGACTGCTCAATTAAAAAAACAAAGTGAGAAGGGGAATTCAAATGATTAATCGAGTAGTTTTGACCGGGCGACTAACCCGTGATGTGGAATTGCGGTATACACAAGGCGGTGCTGCTGTAGCTACTTTCAATCTGGCCGTTGATCGGCGGTTCACCAACCAACAAGGTGAGCGCGAAGCTGATTTTGTTAGTTGCGTTATCTGGCGTAAGCCGGCAGAAAATTTTGCCAACTTCTTCCACAAAGGATCTCTGGTAGGCATTGAAGGACGTATTCAAACACGTAACTATGAAAATCAGCAAGGCCAACGCGTATACGTCACAGAAGTTATTGTTGAGAATTTCTCGTTCTTGGAATCAAAAAGCTCTACTGGTAACGGTAGCTGTCAAAACAACCGGTCACAAAACAATACAAGCGATCCGTTTGCTAATAACGGCGATCCTGTCGACATTACCGATGATGATCTTCCGTTCTAAGTTGAGGTGATTAAATGCAGCGGTCACGATCAAAATACTTTGAGCGTAATGGCAAGTCATACTTGTTAGTTGAGCTTGATCAGCAGCCTAATTTAGACCATATCGAGACCGTTAGCGGTTCACGTGACCAACTTTACCTAGATTGGGAACTAGCCGACACACGCAAAGCTAGACCGCAACAACGGCGTCTATTCTTTGCCCTGCTAAATGATATTGCTGATTACTTCGTGGTGCCACAAGACTTCCTGAAAGCAATGTTTTATGGCCAATATCGTGAGTATACCAACGGTAATGAGATTAGCCTGTCAGACACGACAGAATCGTCCGTGAGCGATGCTAACGTGTTACTCGACCTAGTTATCGACTTCATGTTTACGTGGCGTGTACCGTTCAAACAAGGCTATGAATTGCTACCGAGAGAGCAAGAGTATTATCTGTTTCAATGTTGCCGCCACCGAGTTTGCATGATCTGCGGTAATCGTGCTGATATCCATCATGTAGACGTTATCGGAGCCGGCTTGAACAGAACACACGTTGACCACACCAAGCGGCACGTTATGGCATTGTGCCGAGTCCATCACAGTGAGATTGAGCAAATTGGCTCCGTGGCATTTAGTGCAAAATACCACGTCCCGGTAGATGGCATAAAACTAGATAAAGAAACACTAAAACGAATTGGCTTGAAAGGCGAATATGATGTTAATTAAATTACAGAGTGGCGATTACATTAATAGTGATTATATAGTTCGTATTTTTGGTGATGAACCATTCATTGAAATGGCTCACAGAGTTGATGAAACTGGAAGGCGAGCGTTACCAATCACTGATGTTGACATAAGGCTAATCACTCATGCAGTCAAGCATGCTCAGGTAAAAGATACTAAGCAGTTTATGAATTAGAAACATAGCAGTGACTAATACACCGGGTGGGTGAAATGCCCATGATTGGAGGAACTGATATGACAGAAAAAGTTGAAAGACCAAACTATTACGCCATTATTCCCGCAAGCGTTAGGTACGACAACAATCTTCCGGGAAAAGCATCATTATTGTATGGCGAGATAACAGCCTTATGTAATCAAAAAGGGTATTGCTGGGCAAGCGATAGCTACTTTGCAGATTTGTATGGGGTGGCTAAGTCAACAATTCAAACGTGGTTAAAGGCGCTAGAAATCAATGGTCATATTTCACGTGATGTAATTTATAAAGAGGGTACACGTGAAATCGAGCATAGGTATATCAGAATTTCGGTGAAGGGTATACCGAAAAATCAGGGTACCCCTATACCGAAAAATCAGAGAGATAATATTACAAGTATTAATACTACAGTTAATACTACAAGTAATAAAAAGAATAGTGCAGCTGTCGCTGCACCTTCCTCAATTGAGTCTGACTTTGAGAAAATCTGGTCAGCTTATCCCAACAAAAAGGGAAAGAAGCAAGCGTTTAACCATTACAAATCTTGGCGTAAAAAGTCAGCAAAGCATTCCAACGATTATCTTTTCAACCAGTTAAAACTGTACAAGCAATATATTGCTCAAAATAAAGATTGGTATCGCCCTATGGATGGATCAACATGGTTTAATGGCCGGTTTGATGATGAGTATCAAGTATCGACTGAACCAAAACATGAGGGCCGCGAGTATTGGACGGGAGGTTAACATGGAGCACGTTACTTTTGACCAGGGATATATTCAGCGGCTAGCCAATGCCCACCATGTTGACCTGAACCACTTGCCGACTAAAGAAGAATTAGATCGTAAGACGGCCGAACAAGCAGCTCAACAATTGAAACGGGACAAAATGGCCCGGTACTATAGCTACTCGGTTTGGTCCGGCAACATACCGCTCAAATTCTCGTTTGGCAACTGGAATATTGCTAAGCAGGACAATCCACACTTAGCTAAATCACTAGGCAAAAAAGCATTCGTGTTGGCTAAGCAATTAGAAAACCAAAACTTCAATGTGGCTATGATGGGTGATCGTGGCGTTGGTAAAACGTCTTTAGCACTAGCTATGTTGGACCACCTGATGAGCCATGGACGTAGTGGCATGTTTGTATCAACTGCTGAGCTGCTAAGAATGGTCAATGACAAATATGAGGACACTTCAGTCCGTTCCAAACTACTCAACATAACGCGTTCAATGATTGAGGTTGATGTATTGGTACTAGATGATTTTGGCACAGAAGGCGGTATGACTGGCAACATCAAACCGGTTCATAAGGATCTGCAAGACATGATGTATCGGGTGTCTAACGCTAGAGTTGATTTTAATCACAACACCGCTAAAGGCATCACCATCATTACAACCAACAACACCAAAGGACAGCTAAAACAGATGTATGAAGGCAAGTTCATTGATCGCGTATATCCAGATAACCCAGAACAGCAACTTATTTTTGACGGCATGAAAGGGGTGCGTAACGTATGAGTGAATGTCCATTGTGTCATGGCACTGGCGTTTTTCACCACTGCACAGCAAGCACCGTCACAGCTAGCCCATGTCCCAATTGCAATGAAGTTTTGAAAGAACGGCGTAAACGTGAATTTGAAGAACTAAGGAACGAAACAAAACGACTATTGAGAAAGGGGTAGAGGTGTATGTCATCAAACAAGAAAATGGCGGCCGCAATCAGGGCGGCTTATGCCAATTATGGCGACGATCCAGATAATTGGCCGGAAGATGTCAAAAAAGAGATCCGCGGTCAAACGGAGGAACAACACACCGCAGAAAACAAGATCCTACGCCACCTGATTTTACACGGATACACCAACAAATATATTGCACAAGAACGGTCCAAGACACCGCAATATATACAGCAATTACGTGGCAGAATGCGAAGACGTGACGAATTGGATTACCAAGCCACGCCAGATGAATTGACACAGCTGAAATATAACGTCAAACACATGAATCGGCCTAACAACCAAGGAGTCGCTAGTGTTATGGGTCGCGACAAGGATTGGGTGCGCTGCATGCGAGAGAATCTACGAGAGGCACAGTTATGGCAAAATTAGGACGCGACGAATTATACACAATAGCTGGAGTTAATCAGCATACGGAATTTGAAAAATTTATAAGCGATTTGCTGTTTAAACAAAAAGAACGCAATGATTTTTATAAAAAAATTCTAGCTATTAATAGTAACGTATCAACAGATACGTTTCGTGAATACTTTGAAGAATATGCCGCAGAGAGAAAATCTCAACAGCAAGATTTTACGCCTAATTCTGTTTCTGAATTACTAGCAAAGATTGCTAGGAATGATAATAGTAGTGAAAGTGGATGGTCTGGATATGATCCAACTGCTGGAACAGGATCACTAATTATTAAAAAATGGAATGATGACAGATTAGCAGAAACGCCATTCAGCTATGCTCCACACAACTATTTGTATATGGTGGAGGAATTTGGAGACAACGTTATTCCATATTTACTACACAATATTGCAATTAGGGGTATGAATTGTGTTGTAATTCATGGTGATACATTAGAAAGAAATATAAAACAGATTTATTTTGTTCAAAATTCGCATGATGATTACATGAAATTCTCTGATATAAACGTTATGCCTCACACCGATAAAGTTAAAGAGGAATTTAACGTATCTAATTGGAGTGAAAAAGCTATTGAACATGTCGAGAGTGACGAAGTTGCATACATTCCGGCACTGCCAATGCATCGTAAACACATTATTACATTAGGAGATAAAAACGATGATTAAGTTTAAGGATTCAGATTGTTATCCAATAATGTTTGACCTGCCTGGACTGATTGCAATGTCTGACACGTTAACATTCCCGATGGTTTGGCGGGATAGATATTACTTGAAGAAAGTTATTGAAATTGATGACAAAGCTATATTTATACTTGGTAGAGACTTGAAATTGGATACAGCCAATGAAGCACGGCGATAAGGTGTATTACCACCGACGCCACCACGTTATGCAATCAGCCACATGGCTATGCTGGATCACGCGTGGTGATAGCCGATCGGCGATGATTAAAGTTAAAGGCAGCCACAGGCATATTGAGGTGGCACCGAGTGATGTTGAGATTGGGAGGACTAGTAATGAAGATTAGAGTTTCAGATGTTTTTAATTCTGAAAATGACATTAGAAAAAACATGTCGGTTGGCATGAATGATGAAATCGAGGAAGAACTAGCAGACAACTTGGGAATTGGTGTTGACGATGTTGAAGAAATACTAAGATATGTGCAGATATACGTTAAGAGTGACGTAATAAACCAGTTTGTTAACGTTACTCCTGTGGAGGGCGAATGATGGTACCAAAATTTAGAGCGTGGAACGGGTATAGAAATATAATGGCTGATTATGTTTCAGCAATTCAAAATGGTGACACACAAGGAACACCAAGCTCCGTCAACGTTATTGTGAATGGAAAAAATGAAACTTGGGATATAAAAAATGATCATGTTGAATTATTACAGTCTACCGGGCTGAAAGATGTTAACGGCAAGGAAATCTACGAAGATGATGTCCTGGAAAATCCAAAATATTGGTCAGTTGTGAAATTTGGATCTGGAAGTTTTTATGCGGACGTAATTGGGGCAGTCAATCGGTTTCCCTTAGCTGGTGAGTGGCAGACATCCGTTGTGATAGGGAATGTTCATAGCAACCAGGAGCTATTGGAGGCACAGCATGATTAAGATATATCAAAAGCAACCAATTCAAGCTGAACAATTTAACGGGACTTCAGATTCTGCTAAGCACTTGGGAGTTGAATGGGATGAAGGCAATGGTTTTATAGGTGATCCTAGTTATACACCGGAATCTCAACCTTGTTGGTATATTCCAGAAGATAAATTTACTGTTTTTGGATATGATGAAAATTCAATTAAACCTGATGATTGGGTTATTGAATGTTCTGAAAATATTCGCCTAATTATGACAAACAATGAATTTAAAAAGTATTATGCTGAATTGCCAGTGATTCCTAAAGTATGGGCCGATACGATTGAAGAATATAAAACTAATCATTATCGGATGGACGAGATATTCACTGAGTGGAGTTGGAACTATGATGAACAAGAACTTATAGCCCGTGCGTGGCTAGACGGATACCGAGTGGAGGCACATCATGACACACGAACAGATTGAGTATCGCAATTACGTGCTGCAAGGCATGGCAAGCTATGGTGGCGATGTGGCACAGGCGTTAGTGTGGTGCGGCAATCACTTTACCAAGCTGAGCAGCAGCCAACGCAACGCGATTAACAAGCTGTCAGCTAAGGAACGCAACCAGGTTATCCATGAGCTTACAATGGTATAGAATCTTAATTTATGTAGGAGGGTATAAGTTGAAAACGACTGAATTTGTTCAAAGCATTAGAAAGATGGCCTTTGGCATTGATAAAGTTACTTGTTTTGGCGAAGGGATTATCTATCGTATCTGGGTTCCTAAGAATCAGTACGATTCGGTAAAAGTAGCGATGATATGGCAGGATAAGAAACAAAAAATCATTGAGCCGGAAGGATATAGAGCTATCAAGGATTATCTAAGCGCATTAGAAGAGTCTGACCTTCTAGGCATCATTAGTGATTACATGGCAACGCCGATTGATGAACGTGGCCCGCTTGATTCGGAGGCGGACGAATGACGGCGATTGATTGGGGGTTATTTCTCGTGGGGATTTTAGTCGGCCTCAGCATAGGTGAATTGATTACTTTCTGTTGGTTGTGGCCGATTATGCTGAAAATTTTTAAATAAAATTCTTATTTTATGTAGGAGGACGTATGGATAAAACACGCGACGAAATGAATGGTAACCAACGTATGCTGCTTAGCTATCTGGAGGCGCTGGTACCGAAAGACGATGTATTGATGGGGCTAGCCGAGTTTCAATCCAGATTAAGCGAGCACAGCGTGCCTAAGGAAGTTTACATTGCTTTGGGTATGCTGAGCAATGCGGAGATTACTAACGTGCTACACGAGCTTACACGGCCATTTTAGACAGCAAAAAAGGGCCACTTACCGGCAGCCCTTACCCCAAATTGGCTCTTTAAATTAACTCTTACTCCGCGGCCAACGAACAAAATATTATGCCATTAACATTAAAGCAAACTTAAAATAAGCTTAAGATGGAGGAATGACGGGTGAAACGATCAACGATTAGAACGGTAGAGGATATTCTACGTGATTATCCTAAGATCGATAAGTACATTGAACAGCGCGAACAGGAGTTGCGTTATCCAGTAACACCAGTTGATGAGAACGTCGGCGGTGGTCGGGCACAAAACGGATTCAACGACAGCACAGACCGGTTAATTATCACGCTAGATGAGGACAAGCGGATTAACGCACTCAAAAAGCAGCGTCAGGTTATCGATGACTGCTTAGATGAAGTGGGGCCAGATACGCAAGCAATTATTAATGAACAATATTTTCGAAAATATCCGCGCTATACCTTAACAGGAATGGTCGAAAATAATATGTTGAGCGTTGGTAAGTCACGAGCATATAAGCTGAAAAATTTGTTTATAAAAAAGTGTGCTAAAGGATTAGGACTATACGATTTGTGAAAAGTGGAAAAAACCGAGAAAATTGACCCCTAATTTGGGTGTAAATTGGTACCATAAGCGATTGATGAAATGGGCGTGCATAGCTCAACGGCAGAGCAAAGAAGATACGGGTTCGACTCCCGTTGCACGTATTGGGCAAATAACTCAAAGGAGATGGACTCTCCCGTTCATTGACTGAGTGCCCAAGTGTGATTGTAACTGGCGTTGGCCTGCTAGAAGAGGGCGGTTTGAATCCCGTGTGTGGTTCGATTCCACACCAATCACATTTAACAAGCATTATCTGAGACTTATGTGAAGATAGCGCTTACAATGGAGCTGTATTAGGGAATACCCCCAAAAAATACTTCCTAATATGTGACTCCATTTGCATTAGCCAGCATTGCATCGCTGGCAATCATACGCCTGGTCGTCTCTAACGAGGCGGCCTTTTAGTTTGGAGGAATGGCAATGAGAAACTATCAACGGGACAACTTAATATTTGGCCTGCTGATGGTGCTGCTCATTATTGTGTTGGGAGTGTGGCTACATGCGACACACTGAGTATGGCTACGTTAGCCCAGCAGAGAACCATTGCTATTATGACTTAGAGCGCTGGTTGGCTGATAAGAAGAAACGTGAGCGTCGTGCTAAGAAGCATGGCGCTTTTAATTTGGACAAAAAGGGGAATAAATAATTATGGATTTTGGCGAAGCATTAGAAGCGTTACATCATGGTAAAAAGGTTGCTCGTGAAGGTTGGAATGGTAAAGGTATGTTTATTTATTTGGAAAGTGGAACTCTAATTACTCCAGATAAGATTCGTAACTTGACGCTCGCTAAGTCTACCCCTGATAGCCAAAAATATATCAATATTAACCCACATATTGATATGAAATCAGCAGATGGTTCAATCGTTGTAGGTTGGTTAGCCAGTCAAACAGACATGTTGGCTTATGATTGGGAAGTTGTTGGTCGTGATTAACGCCGGCAAGTAAGCGTACAAATTATTATATATGGAGGTGTGGTGGTATGTAATGACACGTAAATTAACGGCAAAACAGCGCAAGTTTGCTAACGAATTCATCAAAACCAACAACGCATATAAATCAGCTATAAAAGCAGGCTACTCTAAGAACTATGCCAGTGTTGGAACTAAGAAATTGTTAGAAAATGTTAGAATTCAAAATTATATTCAACAAAAGACTGGCGATGTTGAAAAACACGAATCTGATGAAGCTGACGAAGTGCTTAGAAATATTTACCGTATCAGTGCCGGCAAGGAAATTGAACGTCATTATGTGCAGATTGATAATCTAGCTAAAGAAGCAGCAGGCGATGATGATTCGCTTGTTGCTCGCATGGAATACATGGTAGATAACACAACATTGACACCAGCCTCAACTAAAGAACAGGTAGCTGCAGCTGAACTGTGGTTCAAACTAAATGGCAAGCTCAAAAATGACAGCAAAGAGGTCGAAGAACAAAAGATTCGCAAGCTAGAAGCTGAAGCTGATGTGGCAGAACAAAAGGCTCGTGATGCTAGAAGCGGTGGCCAAGATGTTGGCAAGCAGTTTGACAAGATGTTCGAGCGGTTGAAGGAGGACAGCGACAAATGACAACTTATGCTGATTTGAAGTATACAAAGAAGCAAGTCGAAGTCTTTAAGCAGTTTGACCGTGACGACTGGTCGCTAATGATCAACAGTGGGGCCGTTGGTTCTGGCAAGACGGTCATTGACAATGACATGTTCTTGCGTGAGCTACTGCGGATTGGTAAGTTAGCCCAATCAATGGACAAAAAAGCACAATACATTTTAGCCGGATTTTCTAGTAAGACGATTGCTAACAACGTGCTACAAGAAATCATGCAGGCTTACCCTATGCTTAATATTAAGTTTGATGTGCATGGCGCTTTTGAATTGTTTGGCGTGCGTGTTGTACAAGCCTATACGGGTTCAATTGCCGGTATGGCATCTATTCGTGGTATGAATGCCTGGGGAGCTTATATCAATGAAATGTCACTAGCTAATGAACAGGCATTCACGGAAATTCGTAATCGTGTACGTGGATTTGAAGGTGCTAGAATCATTGGCGACACCAATCCAGATACGCCAACCCATTGGCTGAAACGAAAATACATTGATCAGGCTAAGGACAAGTCAAAAGGTATCATCTACAATCACTTCACGATGGACGATAATACATTTTTGCCTAAGAAATACGTGCATGATATGAAGGCACAAATGAGTGGCATGTTCTATGATCGCAGCATCTTAGGATTGTGGGTTGCTGGTGAAGGATTGGTTTATGGCGACTTCGATAAGTCCAAGAATGTTATTAGCCACTCGGAGTTTGATAAACGTACCGCGGATCAAACACTTAACTACTATTGTGGCGTCGATTGGGGCTACGAGCACGATACGTCGATTGTGGTGCTTGCTGACGATAATCGGGGTAATACGTACTTGGTTGAGGAACACACCGGCAATTTACAACAGATTGACCATTGGGTTAGTGTCGCTAAGCAGATACAGCAAAACTATGGGTACAATATTCCATTTTATTGTGACACGGCCCGGGTTGAACATATTGATGAGTTTCAAGCTAATCATATTAACGCATTGTATGCCTATAAGGCAGTACTAAAAGGTATTGAAACGGTTGCCGGTAAAATTAAGCAACGTCAGTTTATGGCTGTTCAAGAGGGCATGCAACAATTCTTAGACGAGGTTTATCAATATGTCTGGAATGACAAAACGGGTGAGCCAGTTAAAGAACATGATCATGTCATGGACGCTGTACGATATGCGATTGCAACCAAGTTGTGGAATCAAAATAACAGACAACCGGATAACAGTTATAACGATCAAACAAAGCTATTAGCTGATAATGGGTTGATCGATTATCCTGATGATTTTTGGTGATTTATTCGCATTCAAAATAGACACTCAGAATGGACAGTTGATTAAACAAATAAAAAGCAGGTTTTAAGCTTACAGAATTTGAATTCACAGGATATTCGGTCTTGTAAGCTGCAATGTCTATATAGAGTACACCTAGATTGGACATTTAAGCATAGGTTTTGAGGTGAAATTGATGGCAAAGCTCATGACAATGGAAGAGTGGAAAAAGCAAGCAACTACCAAGGACACAGCACCGCTTGATATGAATGTGTTTGAACCAATGCTGAATGGCAAGCCACTAGAATTTACCGATAGAGGCATTACTTATTCAGTGCCAATTGGGCTGGATGTCAAATATATTATTGAAGCGATGGCAGAATTGATTAACGAGAATATTAACGAACAAGATAAAACGGTCAGCGACTCTAATAGGTTGCTGGCCGTTAAGTTTGCACATAATTATTGCCAACAACACGAAATCGAGGTGAACAATGATGGCAGAGACAAACGACAAGACAGCTCACAGCCTGTCAATTAATCCTGAGCCTAACTCAATTAGCCTGTTAAATGGCAAACGTTATGGTGGGCGCTATGCATTCGACACTAATCAAAGATACAGCATTCCACAAGCAAGATGGGACGCTGTTAAAGATACCCCAGCGGCGTTTGAAAAGTTAGTACAGTGGTATGTTAACGATCACTACACAAATCAATTGCCACGAATTCTTGAATTGGAACGTTATTACCAAGCAGACAATAACATTCATTACTGGTTGTCTAACAAGAAGAGTCATCGAGCAGATAACCGTATCTCTAGTGCATTGGCGCGCTATATTACTAACATTCAAGTAGGATATGAGTTTGGCAAGCCATTAACGTTCGGGTACCAAAACAAAGATGATGACACCGACACTGGTGAAGGGCCAATGCAAGCACTAGATGATTTTAATCAAACCAATGATGAGCCGTATCACGAAAAGATTATGGGCAAGAACTTAGCGAATACTGGTCGTGCGTATGAGCTGCTATATGTAGCAGACGGGTCAAAATATCCACGAGTTACGGCAATCGATCCCAATAGTACGTTCGTAGTCTGGTCTACCGACGTAGAACCCGTAGAACTATTTGCTGTGCGTTACTACGTCGTTAAGGTGGCAGATGAAACAAACTATCAAGTTGAAGTCTATACGGATAAGAACATTTATCACTTTACAGCGGGTGACGAACCCGATAGTGATTGGAATCTGACAGACACCGAAGAACACTTTTTCCAACAAGTACCGTTAACTGAATATAGCTTAAATGAAGAACGCGTGGGCGCTTGGGAGACTAAACTTGATGAAATTGACGCCTATGACCAAGCGTTGTCTGAAATGGCTAACAGCCAAGAAGACTTTAGCAATTCAAGGCTGATGATCAACGGAAAAGTTGCCAACAATTCCGGCAAGTCAGAGCAAAAACTAGGCCCAGACGGTCAGCCAGTTTACATTGACAATGTGAGGGGTGGATATACAAATGAAGCCACAACCAACGGGAAAAGTAATGCACCCGTTATGGTTGAAAAGGTGCTTGATAGCAACACAAACATTCTGTATCTACGGCCATATGTCCAGAAAAATCCAAACGGATCGCCAACTATTGTGCCAACATCGGCAGCTTATCTGACTAAGTCGTTGAATGCTAGTGAATGGCAAATTTACATTAACCAATTGTTATCCGACATTCATAAGGACACAAACACACCCGACACAACTGACCAAAACTTTGCGGCCAATGCGTCAGGTGTTGCTATGGCTTACAAACTGTGGGGCAGTGATCAAGAGATGGCCATGTCGGAAACACTTTATCAGCGTGGCATGCGTCGCCGATTGCGGTTGTTAATGACTTATTGGAGCTATCTTAAAAATAACAACGTTACGATCACCGGTGAAAACAATCCGGCCGACAATGTGACAATCACATTCACGCCTAATCTGCCTAAGAACAATCAGGAAACGATGACGCTTATTCAAGGCCTCAATCAGACGGGCAAATTTTCTGCAGAAACATTGCGTAATTTGGCTGAACCGATTACTGGGATTCCGGCTGATCAAGAAAAACAACAAGTAGATGATGAGTCTGGCGATCAAGATGAACGAACAACAAATATGATTGCCGCTGCGCAAGCCAAACTGCAGAACATGAATGGGGTAGGTGATAGCGTTGACGACGATCAAGAAGGAGCGTCAGAAGATTCGCCAACTGGTCAAACAGGACAAGGCGAACAGCCAGACGATCAATAGCTTCTATCAGCAATCCTTAAGCATTATCGCCAACCATCTAAAAGAGTTCTATAACGAGTACGCCGATGATAGTGGGTTAACTCTTAATCAAGTGTCGTCAGCGGTTAGTTCATGGGACACGCAACATTTTTACGCTGCTATTAACGAGATGCTAACGGACGTCCAACCCGACGATAAACTATCTAAGCAGTTACAGGCTGCTTATGTTAAAGCATCATTAACCAAGCGAGATATGTTGGGTGCAATGATTGGGGCTGGTATGAGTATTGCGACAGCGAGAAGCGAACTCTATGGTGTCACAGAACTCAATAGACAGCGTTCGGCAGCGTATGCGGATAACTCTTCACGTTCACAGCAAAGCGTTCCACAGAGCACTGATCAGGCCGAATACGTGCAACGATTATGGGTGCACCAAGAAGTTATGGCTAATCGCATGATTGAGACCTTAAATAAAGGTCTGAGTCGGGGTATTTCAGTAACCGCAATGAACAAGCTAACTCGCAGTATTCCACAGTCGGGTGATCGAATTGATGATAACTTGGCAACACCAATGAATCAGCTATTATCTCGAATTGATGGATTAATGCAAACACAATCTGTTGAGAACACCAACGAAGGTAAAAGACAAGCTTACGAAGATAGCGACGTTAAATTTGTAATGTGGCTAACCGAAGAAGACTACCATGTTTGTGATATTTGCCAACCATTAGACAAGCAGATATTTCCATTCGGCCAAGCACCGATTCCTCAAGAAGATACGCACCCACGTTGTCGATGCCAATTGGTAGCGTGCGATGAAGATGGTAATTTACTTGATGGCCAACTAGACGGCATAATGACAGGTGAATTTGATTAGGGGCTATTTGTGAATAATAGCCCCTTAAAAACACTTAAAAATAAGGGTAGTTAACAAAGAATCAAAATTATAGGGGTTATTTATCTGCTTTATATGATAATAACTCCTATTTTTGTGGGCTTTTTCTTACTTGCAGCCCTAAAAGAACAAGCAATTTAGTCATTCGGACTTTAACCGATCTAGTCTGCGGACTTTAAAAAGGAGTTTTTACGATGAAGATGAACTTGCAATATTTTGCTGAACCTGGTGAAGAACCAAAGCCAATCGATCCTAATAAGGAGCAGCAACAAGAACCTAAAGATCAAGAACCATCCGGTAAAACATATTCACAAGATGACGTGAATAAAATGATGGGTGCCAAAGCTAAGCAGCTGGAAGAAAAGTTTAATGGTCAGCTGGAATCCCTGAAAGAAGAATGGATGTCTAAAGGGGAAGAACGCGCTGGCATGAATGCACAACAGAAGGCCGAAGCAGAACTCGACGACAAGCGACAAGCCCTGGCAGACCAAGAGAAACGATTACAGGAACGACTAGACGCCGTTGATGAGAAAAATGCTTTGGCTGCAACTAAGTCAGCCTTAACGGATAGCAAGATTCCTGTTGAATTTGCAGAATTCGTTACTTCTAAAGATGACGATGTACGTAAGAATAATATCGACAAGTTTATCGACCTGTTCGACAAAGCTATTCAAGATGGCGTAGAACAACGTGTCCAGGGCACACATACGCCACAAAACGGTGGCCAAACAGTTCCTGGATCACTGACACGCGAAGATTTTGCCAAGCTCAACATGGATCAGCAAACTCAAATTTATCGTGAGAATCCAGATTTATACAACAAACTTAAATAGGAGGTGTAGGTAATGGCTGTAATTAACGGCAATCCTACGAATTTTAGTAACTTAATTGAACCAACAGTATTTCTTGATTGGGTCTATCGACAAAATACGCAAACCAATCGCTTTGTGGCGTCTGGTGTTTTAAAGAACGATCCCATTTTAGGTGGACGTTTGCTTCAGCCGGGTCGGACGGTTGAAATCCCAGCAATGAACGACTTGTCTGGCGATGCTGATGAATGGAACGATACGCATGATATTCAAACGAATGGTGTCGACTCCGCAATGGAACACGGCATTAAGATGTATCAAAGTAAATCGTTTGGTAATACTGACTGGGGCGATTTGATTTCTGGTGCAAGTACACAGCAACAGATTGCTAATCGTTTCGGTAACTGGTGGACGCGACAAGATACTAGTTTATTGTTGAACACAGTAAAAGCAACTTTCAATAACACAGATATTGCAACTGCAAAGTCTTACGGCGTTGGCGCCGAAAAGGAATTATCTGCCGCAGACTTTGTTAAGGCACTCGCACGTATGGGCGATGTGATGGATAACACGCTGTCAACTTTAGTAGTAAATTCGGCTGCGTACTCAGAAATGCGTGAGCAAAACTTAATTGAATACCTGCAACCATCCGGTGCAGCAACTCCAATTGCTACGTACCAAGGCATGAGTATCGTTCAAGATGATAGCATTCCAGTCGCTGATGATGGGACAACCTATGCATTAATCTTCGGGCCTGGTGCCATTGATTATGCAACGGCTACGCCAAACAATGGTTTAGTCGTACAACGCGATGAATTCCAAAAGGGCGGCATGGTAGCTATCATTCAAAAGCGAGTAGTTACTTGCCATGTGGCCGGCACTAACGTTGACTTAACGCAGACTAATCCTGACACCTACCAAGCTGATTTGAAGGCCGGCACTAAGCCACTGTTTGCTGTTTCCTATGATCCACGACAGATTCAATTGGTTAAGTATGGATTCAAGGTTGGCACGGATTACGTAGTGCCAACAATTAATGCGCCTAAGAAGGCAGCAACCAGTGGTTCAAATTCTTCAGGTAGTGGCAAGTAGAAAGGTGATTAGGTATGGAAGACACACTGACACCGGAAGATATCAAGAGTGATATTAATATCTTCCAGGGATTTAGCGATGCTCATATTAAAGAGCGGTTAGATGACGCGGCACTTAAGGCTAGTCATGATCAAATTTCAGATGACGCGTTAATCAACGCCACAAGAGCTTGGACGCGTCATCTGCTATACAAGGACTGGTTCATGAACTATGGTGGTGTTCAATCTGCAAGTACGTTTGGTAACTCACAGACAATGGTCAATTTTAATGGATATGACGACTACCGTGCTGAGTATGATGGAATCGTTGATGATTATGGTGTGTCGGACTCAATGGGAGCGGTGTGGACTGAATGACTGAAGACTTTGATAATACTGCAGAGGCAATTAGACGATTACAAGAGTTGCAGTCGGTGAGGCTGTCCGTGGGTGTGCCGTGGCTTAATAATCATTTGAACATGATTGCTATGGTCCAGGAATACGGTAAGACGATTGTTCCAGTCAATCGACAGTGGTTGGCTTTGCCAACACCGAACTCAGGTGATAAACGGCCAGCGGATTTTCAAAACCTTTTCTTCATGTTAGGAAAAACTGCTGATCAAGCCTATTTAGCCATGCCAGATGCCAATAGTGGTTTTAAAATCATGTTTATTCTGCGTAAGAGTGTTGTGATTCCACCACGGCCATTCTTGCGTTATTCGTTTAATCACCATCTCGGTCGGTGGACAGAGTTGGGAGCAGACTTGGCGTTTAAGTGTATGGTCGGTGAAATTGAGCCGAAAGATGTGTACTCAGTATTGGGAGAAGCGATGGTCAAAGATATTAAGCAAACCATTACTGACTTCAGCACACCAAGTAACGCGCCATTAACTGCCAAGAATAAAGGATTTAATGATCCGTTAATTGATAGTGGAGAACTGCGTGACTCAATCACGTGGATTACAGAAAGGATTTGAGTTTATGAGTATGGAATTAGTTATTGTTGCAGCAAAGACGGGGACAGATGGTGCTTATATCACACCAAGTCGTGACACGGAACAAACGAGTGACATTGCCTTCTTCCCAGAAGGCGATCCAAAGGTTGTCAAGATTACGGGGTACGCGCCTGGCGATACAATTCCAAGCGGCAAATATTTTGCTGCTTTCTATAATCCAGACACCAAAAAGTTCCTGGGACAATTTGTGTCAGTATCTGGATTCACGGTTGCAGGCGAATCAACACCGAGTGATCTTAAAGTAACGCCAACCGATACTGGTGCTGAAGTTGCAGCGGGCAACTAGCGATGAATTTTCAAAATTTTGGGAATTTTGGATTCATGAATGACATGTTAGCTGAAGACCTGACAATCACCATTCCAGGTCATGACACCGGAGATTCTGATGAATTAGGTCGACCAATCATGGCCCCAGCTACGGCAAAAAAGGTGCATGAGCCGATTGTTAATTCGACTAATCCAAACATGACGTATACCCCAGAATTGGGTGGTCAATTGCCTGTAGGCACACTTTATTGGTTATCAGGTCTAGTTGGCTGCCCCAAAGGAACAAAGGTGCAACGAGCTTCTGGCGCGACCTATGAGGTCATTAATCACGGTGATGATTTTGCGGCTGGACGTGTGTACTACCAGTTGAAGGAGGTTGGCACTGATGAGTGAGTTCAACCTGTATGATTCTGTTTCAGCAGCACTGGTAAAACAAATTAAAACGTATATGCCACAAGTTACGGTTCGTCCGGAGAGTGTTAAACACTTTACGCCTGATTATCCGTATGTTACGTACAAAATTTATGACGATTACGACCGAGTGCTATTTAATACCGTGAATGAAGAAATTTTTGATATTCACGTTCAATTTAAAGCCGTCTCAAATGACGAAGGAGAAGCTAAAACACTCGGTCACGAGTTGCGGAAGCTTTTTTTCTTGCAACAACCAGCGTATGAGCTATTTCAGCAACACATTGTTGCCAAGGATTGTAACACGATTCCATCAACTGACACGTTTCTTGACGTTGATTGGCAGTTTATGTCTGGTGCTGACTACACGTTTGGTGTTCAAGACAACTTCACTGATGAGACGCAAACGGGAAGTATTGCGAGTGTTGACCCGCAAATTAATACAAAAGGAGCTGAATAAATTTTGGCAATTAAGCAAACAACAGACGTCCACTTTATTGTTGCTATTCATGCGTTAAAGACCTCAGGTGGCACGCCAGCCGTTGGTATTGCAACTAAAGGGGCAGACGCAACAACTAAGGCGTCTATTTATACAGACTTAGATAGTCTGTCAGCAGATTTTGATGAAACAACTGGCGTTTACTCCCAAGCGGAGGCAATGTTTGACGCTGACAACTTCAAGGGTCCAGTGGAAGTTGTCACCTATCCTAATGTTGACTCAACGACCCCAGCCAATGTTAAAACGACGGGAACAACTACTGGTGCAACTGTCACGGCAACGACCACACCTGGGATTGTGGTTGGTCTGACTGAACACCTATTTGATGGATTCAAGTATTTAGTTCTGGACGGGGCTACTGAAGCAGAGACTGAGGCCGTATCAGACTTTTTGTATGACAACCAACGTATCATGCTGGTTACGCAACCTAAGTCGGTTACTGATCTCCAAACGTTGTCCACCCATGTTAAGGGCATTCAAACAAAAAAGAATTCGCTTGGGAATACAGCAGCTATTGTTGAAACGGCTAGTGATCGTTTCGTGGCTGCTCAAGCGGCCGCATACGCTGCAGCCAACTTACCAGTTGATTTTCAGCACATTGGTAATCAGTCACAGTTCGAACCAGACACCGATTTATCAACCGATGATTACGACACGATTGCTGCAGCTAATGGGACAGTAGTTGTAAACAAGTCTGGTGATTACATGTTGCTGAACGGCCTAGCTTTGGCTGGAAACTACGTCGACCAATTTGTTCATACACAACTGGTCATCGATACGTTCCAGACGGCATTGCAGAAATATCTTAATCGTCATAACTTCCCAATCTTCAATGACGCCACGATTAAAGAAATGGCACAAACCATTGAAGCTTGTGGTCAGCAACTACAACAGCAAGGCGTATTGGCTAGTGCTGTTGAAATTACTAGTGTGCCTCGTTCTAATGTGCCTAACAGTGATGTGGCCGCACGTAAGTACAACGGATTCGGGTTCAATGTTCAGATTGCCGATGATATTGATACGATCAACGCCAAGATTGATTTGACACTTTAAGGAGGGATAAGTTATGGCAATCACTTTATCAAACGGAAAAGAAGTCAATTTATATTCCGCACGGTTCTTACACATTTATTTGTTGTGGAAAGGCCAGTCAAAAGAATTAGGTGGCTTCCAAAACGGTGAAGCTTTTAGTTCACAACGTATGGCTGCAGAGACAACTATGCAAGGCGATTTTCACTCAAACGTTATGTTCTTCGACACTGACGACGAGACGGGGACCCTAACGTTGAATACCTATCCTGGCACTTCAACAACTGATATTCTGTTTAAGCTCTATCATTTACAACACGATCAAATGCAAGCAGGACTATTGAGTGCTGACCAAATGTTTGGTCTCAATATCGTCAATGATTCTACTGGTGAAAAGATCACTGCAGAAGGCTGCCGTTTAGCCGGCCTGCCTAATAACCAAGGTAATGAGCAAGCATACTCGCTGCCCTGGACGGTACTGGCAGGTTACTACCAAGACACCGGTGCCGATGTTGACGACTCAATGTTTAAAAACTAAAAGCGCACTAACCGTCCGTTAAGGGCAGATTAGCACGTTGTTTTGCTACATTGACAAACTCAACATACAAAAAAGCCGCCCTGATGTAACTTTGGCGAGTTACGGGCGGATTTTTATTTATCGTATTTAACTTGCCACCGTCTTTAAAGCGGCTTGCAGGGGGCGGCGTGATAGCACCGGCCTTTTTCTATGCCCATATTATAACACATTTTCAAATCGCAATCTTACAAATAGACTATGAGGCCACCAGACGGTGTCCTCTTTTTAATTAAGGAGAGACTTTTATATGTCAGAAAAAGATGAACAATCTATTGCAGCGTTTATGGATAATCAATTTGAACGAACGGTAGAATATACCGATTCGAAGGGTGACAAGAAGACACGTAAGATCACGCTACAAGATCCTGGATTTGATATTGCCTCACAAGCGATTGATGCCCTAAACGTTGGTGAAGATGCCGGAGACGCAGGCCGACTGTTTGACCTCGTTATGCACAACGTATTAGTTAATCCACATATGGATTATGAATCATTAAATGCGGACGTTCCAGACGACATTAAGAAGAAAACCGTTACTAAGAAAAATCGTAGCGGTAAAGACGTGCATATCAACATGGTTTGGCCAGGTTATCGTACTGCTTTGCAGATTGTTTTCATGTCAACGCGGCCATCTGGGGCATCTAATGTAAACGGTACGATGGCCAAGCTTAATAGTGAAGTTTTCCGCACAGATAAGCATGAAGTGCTGAAGATGAACTTCTGGGACGCTACAGGAGATGGCAGTGGACTAGGTATGATTGCCATGCAGGAAGCTACGAAGTTCTTAGCAGAAATCACGGACCGTAACGGTGACCAATCGGTATTAGGTGAAGCGTTTCAGTTTCTTATGGAGTCGTTACAACAAGTTAAACTCTAAGTTTACCGATGATCATGGTAATGTTGATCAGTCATTACTAGACAAGGTGGTTGACAAGCGCATGGCCTTTGTTAACCCAGCACTGTTTCTAGGAATGACAGAGCATGATATACGGCAACAGACCCAAGATGAATTTTTGGTTAGCAATGAAATTGCTGAACGGATCGGCAAGGAACTAAAAACAATCATTGCAAAAGGCGTGTCTGATGGAGTACTGATGGCACTAGGTAAAATATTAGGTCAGAAAGGAGGAAAATGATGGCAGAAACTAAAGAGTTGCGGCATGCCGGTATTGGCATTGATCTTAACGTCAATGGACTGGAGGAATTTCGTAAGGCAAACTCGATGCTTGATGACTTCATGCGTTCGTTTCATGAAATCACTGGTCAGGCTGATAAACTAAAAGAATCACTAGGTTCTGGGCTTAACATATCTCGTGATGTTAATCAGTCTAAAGACAGCATGGCTGGCTTTCAAAGTGAGTTTCGTAAGACGGCGCAGCAGGCTGATATTTTTAAGCACAATCTGGACTTTTCTAATGTAGGGGCTAAAGATACTGAATCGATGCGTAAGCTCAACGATCAAGTCAAACAAATTTCTGGAAAGCCTATTGAAGGAATAAGTGGAAATTTTAAAAAAGCAAACGAATCCATTAAAGGCAGCAAGGAGTCTTTAGGCAAATATCACGAACGCTTAGATGAGTTAAATAGTGCTTCTAAAAAGACATTTGATGGAATACGTAAAGGATCAGGGTTTGTAAAGAAAGTGGTAGGGGCAGCACTAGTGTCCAATGCGGTTATATCTTCTTGGTATGCTTTGAAGGGGGGCATTAGTAATGCTCTGAAAGCTGGGGAAGAGTACGACAAAGAACAACAGGTAATGAGTGCAACTTGGCAAACATTGACTGGTTCAGCTAAAAAAGGTCAAAAAATGGTTAAAGCAATCAACGATATTTCGGTTAAATTTGGGCAGTCAGCGAGCCTAGTTAATGAACTAAACCAACAATTTTATCATGTTTTTAACAAGCAGGGGCCAACTGATCGGCTGACTAAATCTTTGCTAACTATGGCTGATACTTTAGGCATGGGGGCTGAAAACACCAAACGCTTAGGCCTTAATTTCACACATATGATGGCTTCCTCTAAGATGCAATTGGGCGACTTCAATATGATTTCAGACCAATTACCAATGTTTGGTGAAAAACTGTTAGAGTACGAACGTAAGGCAATGAAGAATTCACATCTAACGATGAGCCAGCTTAGAGCTGATATGAGCGCAGGAAAGGTTAGCGCAAAAGATGCAGAAGCTGTCATGAATGGGCTGGGTAAGAAATACGCTAAAGCTTCAGAAAACATGATGAAGACACTTCCTGGCATGGAACGTGTCATGTCCGCACGAGGGTCTGCGTTATTTGGTGCACTTGAAAAGCCTTTTATGAAAGCAAAAAACCCAATCTTTTCTGCTATCTCTAAATGGGTTTCTGATAAAAACACCGAAAAGGAATTTACTAAAGTTGGGTCAGCTGCTTCTAAGGGATTAAACACGATTACTAAGGCATTTGCTAAAGTTTTTAACCCTAATAATGCGCCACATTTTGCCGATAAAATGATGCAGAGTTTGGCCAAAGCGGTTACTGATATATCGAGAACTATTGCAAGCCACGCTAAATCCATAGTTGAGTTTTTTAGAAGCTTTTACTACTCTTTAAAGATATTAAAGGATGTTGGTTTGGGATTCTTCAAAGGAATTGCATCAGGGCTTAGCGCCATTGCTACACCAGTTGCTAAAATGGGTAGCAATAGTAAACACATTCGTAGTTTTTCAGATTCTTTAGCATCTATTTCCAAACACAGCAAAGGACTTCAAACTGCTGGGAAAATTCTAGCTGGTATGTTTGCCGCTAAAAAGCTTTTAGGCATGGGTACTGGGATCCTGGGGCTAAGAAAGCACATTTTAGAGTTTACGTCATCAACGAGATTAATGGGATCAGCCATTAAATTACTCCCCTGGGCTTTATGGATTGCAGGTATTGCCGCGGCAATTGCAATCTTAGTTAAGCTATACCAGCATGATAAAAAATTCCGCAAGTTTGTTAATGGCATTATGGCATCGGTTAGAAAGATGGCTAAGTCGTTTAAAAATTTGTGGGGAGACGCCAAAGGCATCTTTAAAAATGGATTTAAGACAATTGAAAGCATTGTTAATGTTGGAATTGATGTTCTAACTGGCGATTGGAAAGGCTTTAAGAAAGACGGCGTTAAGCTGATCAAATCATTTTGGTCCTTAGCCAAAGACGTCTTTAAGGCTGACTTTGACTTTATCAATGATCTGACTGGTGGAAAATTAGAAAAAATGACTAAGGCATTTAGCAATACCTGGAAAGATATTGGCAAGGGCTGGAAATCATTTTGGAATGGGATATCTGATTGGTTTGGCGATCTCTGGAAAGGTATCGTTAAGCACGTTCAGGACGGTATCAACAATGTTATCAAAGTTCTCAACTCAGGTATCAGCGGTATTGATTCAGTCATTCATGCATTTGGTGGATCTAGCAAAGCAATTGGAACGATTAATCCAGTTCACTTAGCAACTGGGACCGGTGCTTTATCTGGTCAGCGTAGAGCAATTACTAAGCCAACCATGGCTATGTTGAATGATGGCCATGATTCGCCAGAAACTGGTAATCGAGAAATGCTAATTCACCCTAATGGTATGGGTGAACTGATTAAAGGAACCAATGTTATGCGCATGTTAGAGCCGGGCGCTGAAGTGCTGAATGCCACGGAAGCCAAAATGGCTATGAGCATGCAACACTTTGCTTCGGGTACTGGCTTCTTTAGTAATCTATGGAAGGGGACTAAAAAGGTGGCTGCTGATGCAGTCGGTGGTGTCGAATCAGGCATTTCAGGCATTGGTAACTTTGCGTCGAAAGCTTGGCATGGTGCGACACACTTGCTGAGCACGATTCAAAAGATTATTGCCGGACCCGGCAAGTATTTAAATAGTCTTATGGGCAAGAAGCCATCAGGACAAGGCACTATTCTTAGTGACTTTGCCGGTGGCTTTTATAATTCCATGAAAAAGCAAGCCTCGACTTGGTGGTCCTCACTTTGGTCGATGGCGTCTGGAGTGCTAGATAGTAGTGGAACCGGTGGCAGTTGGCGTCATGATCCAGGATTGACTAAGACCAATGGATTTGGAGCATCTCGTAGCTTTGGATCACATGATGGCGTAGATTTTTCTGGATCGTTGGGATCTCCTATTTTAGCAGTTCATGGTGGTAAAGTTACACACACCGGTCGGCCATTACACGGATGGCCTTATAGTCAGCTTGGAGATGTTATCACAGTTGCTAGTGATGATGGGTACCAAGAAATTTATCAAGAATTTGGCGGAATGAACAATATTAAAACCAGTACGGGAGATATCATCAAGACTGGACAGAAGATTGCTACTTTAGGTCACTTGAATGGGGCTGGTAGCGGATCACACGTTCATATTGGGGTGTCTCATGGTTCCCTTTGGGACCATGGTGGATCTAATACTAGTGGGTGGTATGACGTTACTAAGATGCATGGTAAGGATAATGGGTCATCAAAACTAAGCCACTCTCACACTGATGGAGCTATGCAAAAGCTCATTAAACAGGAAACTGGTGGCATGATGGGCTGGATTGAAAAACACTTATCACCTTTGCTTGATTCTGGTGGCGATGCCAGTGGCGGAAGCGTTAGCAGCGCGTTAATTCGCAAAGCAGCGTCAATGATGGGAGTTCACCCGAGTGCGGCGGATATTGCCAATATTGAACGGGTCATTCAACACGAATCTGGTGGGAATGCCAAAGCTATTAATAACTGGGACTCTAATGCTAAGGCTGGAACACCATCTAAAGGTATTTTGCAGTTCATTGATCCGACCTTTCAGCATTATGCAATGAAAGGCCACAAGAACATTTATTCTGACTTGGATCAGCTTTTGGCCATGTTCAATGATACTAACTGGCGCTCCGATGTTCACACTGGTGGTTGGGGACCAACTGGTGCCGTTCGCCGGGAAAAAGGTGGAAAGCTAGCTAAGAATCAATTATCAGTAGTCGGCGAGAAAGGCTGGGAACTGTTTAATCCAGATAATTCCGGTGTAGTCATTCCTCATGAAGCTTCAGAAAAACTGATCAGTGGTGGTAGTAAAGGCAAAGTAACCATTAGTGCGCCCACTAAGGTAGTTATTCAAGGTAACGCTGACAAGTCAGCAATTGACGAGTTAGATAGCCGGTTAGAAAAACGTAATGATGATTTAGTTGAAAAGTTCCGCGAACTTTGGGGACTAAATGATGAAGGAGGGCTTACTGTCTGATGGCTAGTAAAACGAAGAAGCTTAATTTAAAGGGTAAGAGTGACAAGAAGATTGCCAACGAAACCCAGAAATGGAAGAAAACCATTTCTGCTGATGCGGCCAAGATTTCTAAGGCCGGTAAGGCGATTACTGCTGCCCAAAATAAAATTGACATGGCTAATGACTATTTAAACAAAGCCAATGGCTATAAAGCTAAGAGTTCAGCTTACGACGCTCTTGAAACTCAAATCGAAGCGCAAGAGAAGTTGCTTACTAAGACAAAGAGTTCGACCAAGAAAAAAACAATTACTTCCAAAATTACGTCACTGAAAAAAGATAAAAAATCATTAGTAAGTGATATGAAGGAAATTGCCTCCTCAGCTGGTTACCAGAAACAAATGTCAGCAAAAACCAAGGCACAAGCGAACATTAAAACGGAAAAAAGTAAGATTAGCAGTCTAAAGACTAAGAAGTCTAAAGACAAAAAAGTTTATGGCCAATATTCATCTACAAATACTGCACGCAAGTTAGCTGCACGGAAAAAACTTCAAAAGGCTAATAGCAAGAGTGTTCGATCCAAGATTAAAGCGGCCAAGAAAAAGTATGGTGGCCAAACGGCTATCTATCGTGCTGATTTAAAGACTAGTCGAGTATTTATGCTAGGGGAATTTGATCCGTCAGAAACTAATGATCAAGATGTGCCGACTAATGAAGTTGACAAGTCTGATCCACGAACTAACTACAGCGTACGAAATTCTAAGCAGTTGTCGGGGACTTACTATTTATTTGGCAAGTCTTTTTCTGATTGTGATAAGCAGTATGAAATCTTACAAGGTTGGGCACGTAAGGGCGTTGAGGTCACTGTACGAGGCTTCTCTAAGTGGAATCATGCTTATCTATCGTCAGTTGGCAAGACGGCTTATACAGCAGGCAATAAAAATAGCATGCAGCTATCAATTACCTTCACGTATGCCCGAAAAGACAAAGTTGCTTATGCCAAGAAAAAGACTAAAAAGAAGTCAAAGTCTTCGACGGGAGCAAAGACCGGCACAAAGAAAACAACGCACAAAACGGTAACGGTAAAGTCTGGTATGACCTACTGGTCGATTGCTCAAAGCCATAATGTGTCAGTTTCTAGCCTGGAAAAGATGAACAAGTGGCCAGCTACTAAGCTGCCAATTGGTGTGAAAGTGAGGTATCAATGATGACTGTTCATGACACGATACCAATCGAACCAGATGATATGCCATATAATCGCCAAGTAGATTTAGACTCCGGAAGTTATATCTTTGGATTTCAGTGGAATGAGATTGATCGTACCTTTACGATAGACGTTTCTACGCTTGATGGTGTTGCTATTCGTCAAGGCGAAGTGCTGGTGCTTAACCAACCGCTTTGGCGGAATATTAACATTGATGGCTTGCCAGCAGAAACGATTATTCCTCTGGACGAGTCCGGAAACGAAATTGAAATTGATCCAGGCAATCTGGGTGATACCGTTAATTTATGTATTGATGATATTCCTGATGGTGAGGTGTGATTGTAATGTCAGTAAAAGTTAAAAGTGACGGTTACTATTGGGGGTACACAACAGCTATTGTGATCACTCATAACGGGGCCAAACTTACTTTATCTGAAAAAAACAGTGTTCCGATCAATTATGAAGTACCGTCTGATGACGGTGGCAGTCCAGCAACATGTACTGTCACCGTTTTTAATTTGGCTAAAAACCATCTCAACAAGATTCATAAAGGCGACCATATAACGCTGCACACGGGACCAACAGGACTCTATGGTCTACTTACCGAGGGGACCATTTCACAAGTCTCACCGGAGACGAGAGACGGCATGGATAAGGAAACGCAGATTACGTTCACTGAAGGTAAGGACTACAGCAAAGAAAAACGATTGTACAGCAAGTTTAATGGGTCAAAAACGGTTACACATAAGGTTAAGACGAGCGACGGTAGGACAATTTCTTATCAAACTAAGCAAGTTAAAAAGGTAAACATTGCCTTTCAAAAAAATGTTAAAGCTAGTCAAATTATCGCCAGGATTAAACGTGACGCTAAGATTGACATTGCCGCAGTGCATTTAAAAAAGAACAAGGTTTACAAGAAAGGCTACTCGCTTTCATCTAAGCCGTTGGCCGCTATTAAATCAATCGCTAAGGATTGTGGAAGCAAGGTCTACTATCGACGAGGCGCGATTTATATTGATGATTGGCAGAAGCCTAACCCATACAATGAGCATTTATATCTAGCGATGACTAATGGACTAACGCAAGAGCCAACTTATAACAGTACTGACGATGGTTCAGCAACCTGGACGCTAGAGTGCTTCGATGATCCACGAATACTAGCTGGTTCAGCTGTCTATGTCAAATCAACGGAGCTTACTGGATTAAAACGAGTGAAGAACGTTACCCATACGCACGATCGAGACAGTTACAAAATGGAGGTGGTTGTTTATGCCTAAATTAAAAAAGAAAGTGATTGATCCTAAACATAAGATGTCCGACTTTCTGGAAAAAGAATTAATCCCGTTGATTTCATCACAGATTAATTGCAACATGATTGGTCGGGTCATTTCATACAGCAAGACTGATCATCGGTGCAGTGTTCAACCATTGCCGCTGCAGTCTGACGGGGACAAGCGTGCACCTCTAGTTGAGTGTGTGGTGCCATCGTCAATTTGGCAGCTTGATGAAGTTCTTGGGAAACTAAGCAACAGTTGGAAGCCAATGAAAGTCGGTTCCGTTGTGAGTGTTGACTTTTGTGACCGTGAAATGGACAACTGGACGGGTAAGAGCAACTATGCAATTGAAACCAAACGGGTTCACAGCCTACAAGACACAATTGTACAGGCGGTGATTTTACCATGATTGCTTTGGGGTTAGATGACACCGGTGACTTGGATTTTGATGCCAACACTGGTGTTTTTAATTTGGTTGAAGATGACGACGAGTTGGCACAAAAGCTAAGCTTATTGCTCAATATCAACACAGCAGAACTCCTGTGGAACGAGGATATTGGGATTGATCATAATGATCTGTTAGCCAATGCAGATGATCAAGGGGTTATCCAGTCGATCCTCGCTGATTACTTACAGGAACAATGGCCCGAAGAATTTGATGCGGTTGAGATCACTGATTTTGAGGTGAATGCTGAACAGCGAATCACTAATTTGTCAGCGACAGTAACCCTTAATGACGGCACCACAATAGCGGCAACAGTCGGAGTAGATGAAGGAGGCGACGTTGATGCCACTAGCGACTGATACAGGATTTGACCGAAAAGAATTAGATGACTTACGTGATAATATTAATGCACTATTCATTAAGCGGTTTGGTGATGGCATTGACTTAGATGACAGTCAGACACCCGGCATGCTGGCAGGCGTGTTATCCGAAGTAGACGATACATTGGAAAAACTGGCCCAAGGCGTTTATAACTCATTCTTTGTGCTGAAAAGTTCCGGTGCTAACTTAGATGACTTGGCGGCAGAACTTGAGGTCTATCGTAAGCCTGCAGTGAATGCTTATGTAGACTTGCAAATTGACGGGTACGTTGATCCGGATTCGCCAACGATTATTCCAGAAGAAACGCAATTTTCCACACCAGATGGACAGGTATTTTCGACCATGGCTGACACGACGATTACACAGCAGGCTTCTTATGTTGATAGTGGGGGCAATACGCAACCATTAAAAGATGACGATGGCAATGCATTAGGCCGGCAGATCGTTCAAGCGGCAGCCATCGAGACGGGAACGGCTTCAAATGTTATGCCCAATACGATCATTAATCCGGAAGACTCAATTGATGGTTTTTATGCGGTGACAAATCCTTCCGCGGCAACCGGTGGTGGTGATCCAGAAACGGATGACGAGTTGCGGCAACGAGTACTAGCTAACCGGTTAAACACGCCAAATTCAACGCCAAATGGGATTCAAACCGCTATTAAAAATCTATCCGGGGTTACCGACGTCCGACTGATTAACAACAACACAATGAGCAAAGATAGTTACGGAAATCCGGCTAAGTCAGTACATTTGTATGTCATTGGCGGTGCTGATACTGATATTATCCAAACTTACTTTGATTACTTACCACCACAATCCAACACGATTGGCTCAGTCATGGGAACTGCGACGGATATTGGTGGCCGTCAGTACATTGTGGCTTTTGATCGAGCAGAAACGGTCCCTGTCTTCATTAAAGCCGATATTCATATTGATGATACAAAGTTTGATACGGATAATGGACCGGCCAGCATTAGAACAAATATCGTTAATTACTTTGACACGTTGGGTATGGGCGATAAGGTGCTATATTCTAAGCTATTTGCTCCCGCGTATTCGCCAGTCGGTGTCACTGACGTGACCCTAACACTGGGAACCAGTTTAGACAAATTAACGGAGGCTGATGTGAGCGTCAGTGATTTTCAGCTAGCGGTAACCAATTCAGCTAATATTGCGGTCAACATAATTGAGTGAGGTGACTAGATGTATCAAACCGAAACAGATTTATCAGACGATTTGCTACGTGATTGGATAACGACCATGCTGCCTGGCAAACTTAATCAAGAAGACGATTCTAATAACCAGCGGATGCTCAACATTATCAGCGATATTTTTTTGGCACATAAGAATGACTTGCTCAACATTTCGGACCAATTGCGACTGTCAAAAGCTGCTGGTCAAGTGTTGACTGAAATTGCGGTGGATTACGGTGTCACACGCCTTGATGACGATGATGATTTTTTGCGCTTTCAGGTACGATTGCAGTTGCTTAAAAATCATAGTGGTGTGACAACCAATGACATCAAAAAGCTCATTGCAACGGTCTTAAGCATTGATCCTAGTGTGTTTGATATTGATGGTACAGATAATCCAGAAGAGATCGAAGTGACCAATATTCCGTTTGATTTCAACTCTGGTGATAAAGCTGAGATCAAACGGAAGATTTTAACAAACGCGATTCAATCAATGTTACCGCCAGAATATCTATTGAAAGACTTACAGTACGCCGTAACGGCCAACAAGCCATTATATGTGGCTGTACATGGCCAAGCATATCCACAGATAACCGTAAAGGAGATGGTTTAATTGGCAACACCAAACGTTGGTATCTTAACCACAACCGGTAAAGCTTTAATTGATAAGGTGAATTCCGGTCAAGCTAAAATAAGTTTCAGTAAGGTTGTATTTTCATCGATGGATAATTCCCAACTATCCGATACGCAAATCCAGGCCTTAACCGCAATTGCCCCACAAGAGGTGGTGGTCAGTTCACCACAAACGACACTGGACACCAATTCTGGGGAAACTCGTATTCGAGCTACCGGGACTAATGAAAAGTTAGCCGATGGCGTATACGTCAAAACCTACGGGGTTTTCGCCAAAGATGATACCGGTAATGAAATTTTGTACGGTGTGACCGTATCACCCAATCCCAACTATTTTCCCGCTTATGATGGTGTCACCCCGCAAGCCGTGACTTACAGCTACAAGACCGTCATTCAAGAGACTAGCAATATTACCATGACGAATTCGAATGATGTGTATGTGTCCCAGGAAGACTTAACGGAAGCAATCGCCAAGATTCCCCAACCTGATTTGAGTGGCTACGATAAAACAGACGATGTTGATAAAAAGCTGCAGAATAAGCAGGACAAATTAGGATATACGGCTGCTAATGATAGTGCGGTCGTGCACTCAACCGATATGCGTAAACCAGCCAGTGATGTTGCAGGAATCGAAGAAGTTAATGCCAAGCAAGATAAGCTAACTATCACACCTGCTGACGATAGCAAAGTTGTCCACACCTCTGATACTTCAAATTGGCAAAAATCTAAGGTAACCGATGACGCCGGTATGCCCTTATTAATGTTGGGAGACACCGATGATTTAAGCGCGAAATTAAACGGATTGCCAAATGGATACTTTACAATTTACTGCACTGGTAAAACATTAAATAATCCTTCTGCTTCTCCAAAAAGAGGTATTATCCATATTACTGCTTCAACAAGAGCAGGGTCTGGGATATTGTTCAGTGAAGACAAAAATGCTTATATAATAACAATGCTACTGGGAACAGTGACCTATACTAAAATGGCTGACGATTCCAAAGTAGCCCACTTATCTGGAGCAAACAACTTTGACACTGTCCCAACGGTTAACAACAATCCGCTACTACTAGCAAGCAGTTTACCGTCTGATTTAGCACGAACATCTCAGCGAACGAACTTTACAGCAGGCTTGCAGTCAGGAGGTGTCGATGTCGCTACCGCGGCTGATTTGAAAAGCGTTAAAGACAGTGCTTGGCGTCCTTTGAAATTGGTTTCTTCTACTAGCGGGACCATTCTTTTTAAGGACAATGGTGATGGAACAGCTAGTTTAACTGGTTCGGCAATATTTAATGTTGCACAGGATAAAGATAATTTCGTTGCCGAAGTTGATGCTCCTGATGGATATGTTTTTACTTCGGTTGATTGGAAAATTAACATTGATTCATCAACACAAATTATTGGAATTAATTCACAGTATGCTGTTTCAGAAACAGGTAGTAGTAATAATCAAGCATTAATGGTTAGAATTCAAGATGGAAATTTACTTATTGGTGGAAGCAATAACTGGAACCAAAACAACCTAATCACGTTCAACGCGTTTAATACAAATTTAAAAACCGTGTCACTTGCAGGGTCACCAGCGACTATTGGGATTACTAAGCTAAATTAGGAAGGATGGAAAAAGATGCCAATTTATTACGTAAAACCAGATTCAGATAACAAGTTTCCAGACAAAGACTTTAGTTCAAGCACTGCTACTAATTAGCCATAAAGAGCTAGTTAGTCAGTGCTTTTAATTTACCCAAAATTGGAGGAATATTATGTTCAAGGAAATTACAGATGTGTTCAATTGGCTTAATAATGCGGGAGTATTCGCCTTCTTACTAGTGTTAATTCCCGCTGTTTACAAGCTAGTAAAGCCAATTCTGGCTCACAAGGTACAGACGGAAAAGAACACTCACGTTAAGCAAGGATTAGAAGTTGGCTTAAACTTGGCTAATACGATTGTACCTGAAATGGCAGTCATGGCTGGCTTATCTAAGCCTGATCGTAAGAAGGAAGCAATCCGCTTCGTCAACGCTCAATTAACGGCCAATGGCTTTGACTTAGATGTTCAAACTATCTCAGGATTGGTTGAGAAGGCTTACCAAGCTTACAAGGTAGCCGGTGGGGATAATCATGCCCCAATCTCTGTACCAGCACCAACGGAGGTCATTACCCCATCAGAAGGGACTGACAGCAATGACTAAAAAGATTGTTGACTTATCCTCTTACCAAGCCGATTCCTTAGCTTACATGAAGCAACTCAAAGGTTGGGGCACTGATGGGATTATGGTCAAGTTGACAGAAGGCACTGGTTATCTCAGTCCCAAGGCTGGCAACCAAATTGCTAATGGATTCAAAGTATTCGATACCGTTGGGGTTTACCATTTCTTCCATGGTCGGGGAACGGCTGAAGCTCAATACTTCCTAGCTTGGGTGAAGAAGATGGGACTAGATAAGTCCACGGTACTTGCCATCGATGTTGAAGCACCAGATTTACCCTATTCAACGACCAGCCAAGTTAATGTATTCCTTCGGTACCTGATTAGTCACGGGTACAAGAACGTTATCACTTATGGTTCAGGTAGCTGGTTCAATGCTGGCCGAATTAATCGTTCCCAGTTAGTTGATAAAGCAATCTGGGTAGCAGCCTATGGTGTCAGTCAACCGGGAGTTAATAATGCAAACGCTTGGCAGTACACTGATAACTGGCATGGCGTAGATTGCAGCCGTGATTTTGATGGTAAGCTTTCAGGTAAGGTTACCAAGGTAACGCCTAAGAAATCCTCATACTGGGCTGACAACGGCCTGTACGAGGTGATTACCCATAAGGTTAATGTGTATGGTAAGCCAGCCTTAGACAAGGCTAATAAGCGCCGCATTCACTTTACTAAGGGAAGCACAATCTACGGTAAAGCCGTCAAGTATGGTAAGGTGTACCGAATTAAGACTGACGTTGGTTATATCTCAGCTAACAAGGAATACGTGAAGCTGGTCAGAAAGTCGGGTGGTAAGTAATGACCTTTGATCGTTGGATCGAATTAATCACCCTGGCTTTGGCTGTAGTTGCTGGTATCTATGCGGCTTTGATGGTTGTCATGAAGCCCTTCACGGATCGGCTGCAAGACATTGCTCAAAGCATGAAGGATAGCAGCCAGCGAATTGAACGGCTGTTTGATTCGCAAAATACGCTGCGTGAAGATTTTATCGCTAGCAGAAGCGAGCACAAAGTTATTAACGAACGCTTAGACAACGTTGAAGGCGATGTACGTGAATTGAAAAATAAATAGTGATAAACTAAGTTTTATCCAGGTACTATTTGTAAACTGAAAAAGCCACTCATCTCATCACGAGGTGGGTGGCTTTTTTTGTAAGTTAAGTGACAGCATTGATTGATTGTTATATGATTGTGTATGTCCTAAATGGACACAAGCGATGCTCCTAAGCAAAGCCTGTATGTACTGATTTCAGAAAAGCCCTCTATTCCGCATAATAGAGGACTTTTTTGTGTGCATTCTGCTTCATTTAAACGGACAAGTATACGTCTAAAAGTTGAACGTGTCGTCTGAGCGCGTGGTGTTATTCGTTAATTTGGCAGTTATACAAGATGCCTATTCTATAGAACTATAGATCTATAGATGTTTAAAAATCTCGCATATTTTGTTGAACAGCTCTAACACTATCTATTACTAATTTTTTGCTTTGGTTCGGCATATTCTGAACATAGTTTTCAACGATTTCGTTGAGAACCTCATAGTTTCGCTTATTCTCAATGGTAGCTATTTGCTTTATGGCCATATGAGTGTCTAATTGTGCCTGGACAGACTTTGGAGTATCTTTTGCTGTCAATCTACGTTTTGGCTTAATTAGGACCTGGTCATTTGGCATGCTTCTGTGTTGTTCTTCAAATTTTTGTGGCTCAATTTTCTGAGGCCGTGTGGTTTTATTCTTTCTAGTTTCTCCAAAAGCACCTAATCCCATTTTATCGTTAGCAGTCATTCTTTAACCTCTAATCAATTTTAAACGTTCTAATAATTCATCTACAACCAAATCATAAAGATGGTGAACCCTTCTGTCGTTTATGTCATGGCTAGCATTATTTGTTATACCAGTGCGATCAAATCGTTTTAATCTAGCCATCTGACGTACCTTTTGTTTAAACATGTTTGCATTGCCGAAGCTTGTAGTTGCATCTTCGATAACGTCTAAATCTAAATCATTTCCGTTTTGTTGTAAGACAGGTAAAACGCCTAACAAATCAATGTCAAGAGAGTAATCGTCTTTGATTTGCAATAAGTGCTTAACGTATGTTTCTGCCCCTCGCAATGAGCGCTCTTGGGTTTGCAAAATAACAATAACGTAATCACTTGCAACCAAAGCGGAATCAGTAAATTTGTTTAATTGTGGGGGAACGTCCAATATTACAAAATCATATTTACTTGAAATTTTTGATAATAGTTTAGAGAAATAATGATCTTGTGTGTAGTCATCAGGAAACGAAGAGCTCAGAAATTTATCATAGTTCTGTAAATCATCATCCGAAGGAAGTAAATCTAAGTTATCATTTACATGAACAATTGCATTTTCTAAACTACCTTTTTTTAAAGCAACTTCAAGCGTTTCGCTAAAATCAGGTTTAGTTCCATACACTTGGCTCATTGTTGTAAACAGCAAGTCTGTAGCATTAGCTTGTGGATCAAGATCTACTATTAAGGATTTTTTCCCTCTATTGGATAAGGTGTAAGCAATCATAACAGCATTAGTTGTTTTTCCAACTCCGCCTTTAAAATTCCCGGTTGTAATAGTTGTGGTCAACATAGACACATCCTTTTGGGAAAAATTATAGCATAAAAAAATAAAATTCTATAGAACATTTTCTTCAGATCTATAGAACTATAGAAATGAAGATCTATAGAACTATAGATCTATAGTTCTATAGACCTAATAAATAGCGAATATTGCCGACATAGCAGCTCTATAGAACTATAGATTTATAGAACTATAGAAATTAGTATCTATAGATTTATAGAACTATAGATTTATAGAATTATAAATTACGTGGTTCTATAGAACTATGTAAAAAGCGCCTTTACTTATTCTTGCTATTGAGATATTATTTAGACATCAAATAGAACATAAAAAAACACCCACCAATTGGAGTTGGTGAGCGCCACAGAAGTCATCTAAGTTACTGACTATTATATCATGGCCGGTGCGATTTTTAAAGCCCTAGGGGACAAGCTGGGGTCTAAATCTAAGGGGACACGTTTGCCAGTGCGACTTCAATAAGTCTGGCTATACCACAACAAGGTCATCTGTACGGCTGGGTGGTGAATGGTGAGCGCGACCATTAACGGCGCGGGTGGTAAAACGAAGCTTCGGCTTGGTGCCATTGATTAGTTGGTGATCGAACAAATATAAATACGCATCATCAACGCCTACTAGGGCGTTTTTTAGTAGGTTAAACCGAAAACGTAGGTTTATAATGAGTGGTGGTAGCAATACCGCAATTGTACAGACAAGCGACGGGCGTTAACGACCGACGAACTAAGGGGAAACTTTTAGTAGTAGAATTGTACTCTGGTTCAGTTATTCCAAATAGCTGATTCCAGGGAACAATTCTGCGCTCAAAACGTCACTCCCTCTAAACTGAATGGAAAACCGTAACCCGTCAAGTCAAAACCAACATTAAAATCAAGAAAGTTGATGATTTGAAATGCTTGATTTAAAAAATTGTGAGATTGCTTTTACCGGTAGCTAAACAACCATGACTCGGCAACGAGTTTTTATCTTGTCGCTAGTCTGGGGGTCAAGGCTACACAATTGGGTGACGACCAAGCTGGTATAGTTAGAGGAGGGCGTAATAGG